TGCCGTGCCGGCGTTAGTTGCATAGCCGGAGTTTGTGGCGTAACTAGCCGTTGCGGCATTACCGCTGGCTGTAACGGCGGTTCCCGCATTCGTCGAATAAGTAGAGGTCGCGGCATTGCCAGAGGCTGTGACCGCCGTGCCCGCGTTCGTCGCGTACCCTGCATTCGTAGCATAACTCGCCGTCGCCGCATTGCCACTCACGGTGACGGCTGTACCAGCGTTGGTGGCATAGGTGGCCGTGTCTGCATTGCCGGAGATGGAGTTGGTGAGTTTCCCAATCACGTTACTGGCCAGCGCCACGGTGGGGAGATTGGTCAGCGCATTCGCGTTGGCGGCGTTCAGCGTCGCGCCGGCCAAGACGTTGCTGGATAGAGCAGAATTGGTTGAGAAAGCTACCGATCCCGCCGCCGTGACGTAGCCCAACCCCGTCCAGGGAGTCAGCGCGCCCACGGTAGTCACTTGCCCGTTGAAAACAATGGTGCCGACGGTGTCCGTTCCGCCGACGCCATTATTCGTCAGCCCGCCCGCGCCCGCGATCTGCGCAGCGGTCAGGCCCACCGCGTTGCTGATGTTGGCGACAATGACGCCGTTGCTATCCGCGATGCCATGCCCACGGAAGTTCAGACCGCCGCCCAGCGTGGCAGTTCCGCGTCCCAGTTCCACCGTGTCGGTCCAGTTAGAGGCGACGGGAATAACTGCGGATTGCGTGGCGTTGCTGCCGCCGCCGATGGCGACGTTGCCAAGGCCGGAACCGACGGCATTGGCTCCGCCCGCAAAACCGTAATTTGTGCCCTCGGCATAGAGACCAAGCGCCGAACCAAATGACGATCCTTGGCTGCTTTTTCCTACTGCTGTTCCACTATTAGAACCATTTGCGGAAAGACCAATTCCTACACCAAGATTTCCACCTATGCTGTAATAACCTACGGCAACACCATTTGTTCCTTCTGATATGTAACCCACCGCCACACCGTAGGGCCAACCATTTGCTTGATAACCGAGGGCCGCTCCAGTTCCATTCCCTATAGCCCCTGCCCCTAGTTGAGTATCATTGGTGCTGGCCTTGCCTCCGATAGCCGTGTTCAGCGCGTCGTTGCCGCTGGTGGCGTTGGTGGTGTTGTACAATGCATTGGTGCCGAGCAGATACAGGTTGGTGTTGCCCGTCGTCGCGTTGGTAGTTATCGCGTAGGCCAGCGCCGCACTCGCCTGCGCGTTCGTCGCGCTCGCCGCCATGGCGGAGGCATTCGTCGCCGTCGCGTAACTGTTGGTCGGCCCGACGGCGTTTGTGCTGTACCACAAGCTGTTGCTCGCCGCCGTATAGGCGTTCGTCGCCATGGTCAGCGCATTTGTGCTGGCCGTGTACGCCGTCGGCGCGTTGCTCGCCACCGTCAGCGCCAGCGCGGAAACCGATACCGATGAATTCGCGTTGCTCAGGGCATTGCTCGCCACACCAAGCGCGTTGCTCGATACGATGAAGGCGTTGGCATAGCCCGTCGAATTGGTGATGAGCGCGTAGGCGTTGCTGCCCAGCCACTGCCCGTTCGTCGCCGGCTGATAGGCATTGCTGCCCAGCCATTGCCCGTTCGTTGCCGGCGTGTAGCTGTTCGTCCCTGCCCATAGGCCCTGTGTGCCAGCAGTATAGCCTTGCTGTGCCAAGATGAGTGTGCCCGCGAAGGCCGCATTGGCCGCATTGGCGGTCGTCAATGCTGCGTCCGCCTCATTGGTTGCCGTGGATACCGCACCCGCAATGCTCGCCGCCGTGTTGCTCGCTGCCAAGCCCGTTGCCGTCGCCGTTGCGGCCGTGTTGCTCGCTGCCGCCGCGTAGGCTACGGCACCGGTCGCCACGCCATACACGCTCGTATTGCCAACCGTACCATCCTGAACTACTGCCGCGATATTGTTCCAATTCGCAACATCATTCGTCGTAATCGCCACCAACTGCACTGCGCCTGTACCTACCTGATTGGTCGAACCCGGCGGTGGCGCGTTGGTCCAGATCGGCGCATTAGTCCCTAGATCGCCATGCACGCCCAGCAGGCCATAAAGCAACACAGTAATCGCTACCGTCCAAAAGATAATCCATTTCATCTTTTTCCCTTAATAGCAGCCCCGGAACCGCGTGCGCTGCAATAATTGCTGCTGCCCGCCCTCCGCACGCCAGACGCGGATAATCTCGTCAGCCGCATCCGCCTCATAGGCCGCCGCGCGCTCCGGCTGCGCTTCTGTCCGCAGCAGGTCCGCCATGGTTTTCATAACGACAAACTGCTCAAGGATCGCCGGGAAGGGTTGCAGCACCCAGGACCAAGCACCCTGTGCATCCTGCGTCGCCATATAGCAATCACCGCCCTGCTGCTCATCCGTGCTATTGTTAGGCCACATGACAACGTAACCCGCTATCGGACTGATACCGCCCGCATAAATCGCCGTGGAAAAGCGCGGGAATTGCAGGCGGAACCGCACCCATGCCGTACCGCTTGCTGGAAGATCATCCAGAATGGTTATGCCATCGCTGCCCAGTGTATAGGCCATGCGCCGGCCGCTACCATCCGCCAGATCGCGCAAGGCATCCGGCTGATAGGGATAAACGGCGGCGATCTCACCCATCTTGGTCTGACCGGCCTGCTCGTAGGCAATGACTTGGCTGACGGGTGTACGCTCCTCCAGCACCGTCCATTCGGGGAAGAACCCGTACTCCCAGCCCTGCCGCGTGTTACACTGCATGAAGGCAACGCATCGCTCCAACTGCAACGCGCTGACGACGGCTGGATTCCAGCCCATCATCCTCAATATCTGGTCGCGCACGCTCTGGAAAATAACCGTTCTCATGCCGCACCTCCCGCCATCGGCGCTGGCGCGGGGACGGGCGCAGGTCCCGGCGTCGGGCCGGGGCCGGGGCCGGACCCTACTGGCGGGACAGCGGCCGCCGGGGGCGCATTCCCTCCCGCTATTTCAGCATCAGTCTTAGAGGTGTCAACCCCCAGCCGGCCGATGTCCGCATTTTGCATCTGCTGCGCTTGGAAGGCCAGGTATTTCATGTATTCCTGGATAAGCGCCGCGCCGGCCGGAGCCAGCGGCGGATAGGCCGCCGGATTCGCCTGCCGCTGCTGAACAAGCCCTTGGAATACCTGTAAACGAAGCGGCGCATTGATGCCTCCTTCGCTCATTTCCGGGCGCACGCCATTGATGCACTTGATGAAAGCGTCCGTAGCGGCTTTGATCTCGGCAGCGTTGGCGGCGTTCGCCGGCCGCACCGCCATTTCGGCCATGTTGGGATCAATCGCGGCCAGCAGATTCGCCGCCACGGGATCGGTGTCCACGATGTTGTGCGGGTCCAGCCGCTTGACGTAGTTCAGAAGGAAATCACCCTTCATCTTGAGGAACTCCGCGTCCCAGTCCCGCACGTCCACATAAAGCATCACGTCAAACTTGCCCTGGATTTCTTCGATGGTTTTGGGCACCTGCATACCGGCCCCGCCCACCACCCGTTGCAAATCCGCTGGCGTCATAAATTGCTGCATCAGTTCCACGGCCATGTAGAGGACTTCGCTCAAACTCATCAGGAAACGGTTGACGCGCCGCTGCCGCAGCATCAGCGTATGGTTGGGGTCAATCTTCTCGTGCGGCAGCCCGAAGTATTCGCATACGTCCAGGTCCACGGTCGTCATCATGGCTTCCGCGGCCTTGGGGTATTCCGGCCCCTTCAGGTATTCAAAGCGGTCGCGCGGCCCGGCGTCAATCTCGCCAAACGGCACCATCAGCAGGTCGTAGCGCGCGCTCCCGGCCGGCTTGAGCAAGGGCGGATTCGTTGACTTCTGCGTATGGTCGCTGAAGCTGTCGCGGTACATCTTCTTTTCGCTTTGCAGCGTGCCCGCCAGCTCCGGCACGCCGCGCGCGTCGAGCAGGACGCTCGTGATGCTCTCCGTGCTGAACCAGACGCAGGGATACTTGCCGTGCTTGCGGTTGAAGATTTCCCGGCCCTTGGCGGTCTTTTCGCTGGCGGTGCTGACGATGGTGACGTACACGCCCGGCACGCCGTCATCGTTGCACAGCTTTTCAAGGCACGTCACGATCTCGTAGAGCCCCTTGCGCGGCTCGACCATCTGGAATTTCGTCGCCCGCGTCAGCAGGTAGCGCGAGTAATCCTGGAACATGCTCTTCTGTTCCGCGCCCGGATTGTTTTCGCTGTCGCCGATCACGTCGGTCACAAAGCCCTGGTCCCAGCCCTGCGTCGCCGCCCGCTCCAGGATGACGGCGCGCGGCAGCCATTCGCGCCGGAAGATGATCCGGCTGGTCTGCAAATCCGTGATGTTGGGCCGGAAGAACACATCTTCGTATACCCGCATCGCCGCGAGGACCGGCATGTTGATGCGCGTGTAGGGCGCGGGGAATTGCGCCCGGCCCGTGGTCTGCAACTGTTCGACAACATCCTTGATGCGCTTGGGCTTCAGGTCGGGGAAGACGCCCGCCAGCACGCCCTGCAATTCCTCGGCGCGCGCCGGGTTGGTCGCCACGTCCACGATTTCGGCCTGCATTTCGGGCGTCAACTGGCCTTGCACCATTTCGGCCACAATGGCGGCCAGATCGGCGGGCGTGATCTCCTTCAGTTCCAAGGCGCGTTCCTGCACCCAATCCACCCACATGATGGCGGCGCCGGGGCTGTCGCCCTCCTGGTATTGCGCGGCCAATTCCACCTGCCGCATCCACTCCGCGCCCCATTGGTTGCGGACCAGCCATTGAATGAGCGTCTTGATCTTGCCGGCGGCGGCGGCATCGCTCGATTCCATGCCGCCCGTGCGGACGTTCATGCGGTCGGCGGCCGTGACGTATTCCGCCACGCGGGAATTGATGATCTTGTCGGCCGTGCGCTGCTGTGAGTCCATCGCGCCCTCAAAGGGCAGCGGCTCGGTGTTCATGTACTCGCGCCGCTTGCGGCCGTCCGGCGACTGGCCTTCCCAGCGGGCGTACCGCGTGTTCTCGGCGTAGAGGCGTTTTTGCCAAATGTCGAATTGGAGGATGCTGTCTATATTGCGGGCTTCCGCCTTGATGGCGGCGAGGTCTTCCGCACTGACGGGCTTGCCACCCCCGTCGCCCTTGATTTCCTGAAGGCTTATCATGTCATCACTCCTGCACCCTGGGCGTTGGGGCCGTGGGCGCCTGGCCCGTGGAAAGAATCTCCGCCAGTTTTCCGCCCGGGTGGCGGGCGGCGCGTTCCGTCATCCGATGGCGCGCGGTCTGCGGGCCGCTGCCGAAGACGCTGCCGCCCCACACCACGTTGTTCCGCGGCTGGTAGGGCACGCGCAACTCGGGATAGCGTTTGTGCTGGTCATCCCACCACTCCTTGTCCTCGGGCGGATGCTGCTGGCGCGCCAGATAGTAGGCGCGTGCCGGGTAGGACGCAACCATGTGGCCGTCGCCATTCTTAAAGGAGGTGCGCGGGCCGCCAGCCCCACCCTGTCGGATGAAGTTCTGGCGGCACCGCTCAAGCTCACCTGGTGCCGTGATGTCGCGCAGCACGCGCATGAAGCGCCTACTTCGCGTTGGCGGCTTCCAACACCTTGTAATAAATGTGCAACACACCCTGCGTAAAGATGTTCGCCGGATAGTTGCTCTGGATGCAGAATTTCACCAGCATGTTCGTCGTGCCAGCCGGTAGGAACTGATTGGTATTCGGCCCCATGATATAGACTGGCGTGCCATGATTCCCGTTGATCTGCATGGTGCCGAAAAACAGGTTGGTGCTATCCGTTGTCCCGACCTGAACCGTGGTGTTGCTGAAATAGTTTGTTCCCGTTGGAATAAAGGTCTTTTCCAGCACCATCGCGGTCGGATACACCAGCGTTTTCACGGCCATCGTGTAATTCGTAATCGTATTCGTGACATAGGCCGTGGAGCTGTTGGTGCTCAGATTCGTGGCCGTCAGGTCGCTGAACCGGATGATGCTCTCGCGGGTCGCGTGCCAATAGTTCATTGCCGATGTATCCAGCGGATGATCCTCAAACGCATAGACCATCAGGGTCATCAGCATCAGACTCGCCAGCAGGAAACCCAGCACGCAGGCCAGATAGTTTTTCTTCTTCATGTTCTTTTCCTTCTCTTTCGTTGTGCGTCTCCGCCGCCAGCCGGGACAGGAGGCGAACCCGGCCGGCGGCGAAGCCCGCGTGTTGTTTACGAACCCGTGCTATAGATGTTGATCTGGCCGCGGGGATTCAGGCACCGCAGGCCGCACAGCGCCTCGACGTAACCGCGCTTGCCGCTGCCGTCCGGGGGCAGATTGACATTCGCGGGCTTGCCGTTTGCCATGTAGGCCAAATCCCACTGCCGCAGATCAATGCCGAAACCGCTGTACGCGGTGTAGCTGGAGGCCGCACCCGTGCTGGTCGTCAGGGCAATGAACGTGCTGAGGTGGGTCCGCACATCGCCATAGCTGAACCGGAGCAAATCTACCTTGCGCTCGAACGTGGTGCCATCACCATGATTGTAGCGCACGGTCGGCTGGCTGGTCGTGGAGGCCACGGGCCAGATTTCCGTGTAGGTGTCAATCTGCTGTTTCAGCGACGGCGCCGCAATGAAGTCCAGGTCCAGTGCGGCGCGCTTCTCACCGTAGGCTGCCGCCAAATAGGCTTGGAAAACATCCTGCGTCTGCGCCGCCATCGTGCCGCTGCCCGAAGAGGCCGAGGCGGTGCGAATGACTGAATCCGTGATGTGCTGCGCCTGCGCGGCTTCCAGCGTGTAGTTGATCCAACTGAACACGCCGCGGGTTGTCCAGGGCGTAGAAGCAGCCTCAATCGTGCTGTCGTTGGCGCTGGAAATCTGCCCCTCAATCTGACGTTTCAGGAGCAGCATGGCAAGCATCGCCTGGTGGCCGGCTTCATCCGGCAGGCCGGCAATCTGCGTGGCCTGTGCGCGAGTCGTCACCGCCCAGGTCTGGCGGAATTGCTGAATCACGCCTTGCAGGAGGTAGCGGTCCACGCGGGAATAGGACGTTACGGCCGTGCCATCAAGCACGCCGGTACTGGCGACGGCGGGGAAAATCTCCGCCTGCCAGGTCATCAGAGAGGCCAAGGCTTCCTTGCCCACGCGGAGCATGGACAGAAAGGGAGTCGCGTCACTCTCGATGTTGAACACAGACGGCAAGATTTCCTGGCGCTTGCCGATCTGGCTAGTTTCAAACATAGCTGCCATTGTCGTATCCTTCCAAAAACTGCACTGCACAGCAGCTATGTGAAACCGGCGATTCCGCGGGCCGCGCCCGCTGTCAAGTCGTCAGTTGCGCCATGGCTGCTCCGGCGGCCTCACGTTCACCCAACTCGGCCGCCATCTTCACAAACTGCTCATTCGTGAGCTTGCGTGGCTCCGTAGATGTTCCACGTGGAACACCCGTCGCCGGCCGCACCGGCACAGTCACCGGGGGCTTTTCCTTTGCGGCCACGGCGGCAACCTTCTTGGCCGCCGCTTCGCGCTGGCGCATCTGTTCCAGCCCGGCTTTGTAAATGTCGGACTGGCGCTGCGCCGCCTGCCGCTTGGCCGCTGACGCGATGGGCGCAACTTCCGTGATGATCCGGTTGGCCTCGTCGCGGGCGTCATCAGCCTTGTCCTGCCACTGGCGGGCTGTGAGCGTCTGCTGCTGGCCGTCTAGGGAATCGGTAAAGACCAATTCCTTGCCGTCCGCGTCCACATGCGTGCCCGCCGCGATCTTGTCACGCGCACTGCGCTGAATGATCTTGGCGCGGGCTACGGTGGCGAGGGCGTCATCATATTGCTTCATCGCCTCGGCTTGCGTCTTGTCCAGCAGTTCGGGAAGGATGCCGGCTTTGATGATCTGGTCCGTGCGCGCCGCTTCCGCCTGGGCTTTGAGGGTTTCGGCCTCCGCCCTGGCGGCTGCCGCGTCCGCGCGGGCCGCGTCCGCTTCCGCCTTGTGCTTCTCGATTTCAGCCTGCGCCGCGTCGGGCAACTTGCCCTCGTCCTCCGGCTTGGTTGGTTCGACGGGCTTGGTTTCCGCTTCCGGTTTCGCCGCCGGCCCGGGAGCGGGATGCTCCGTCGCCGCGACCGGGGCCGGGGTGTCGGCCTCCGTGACCGTCAGCTTGCCTAATGCGTCCGCCGCTGCCGCGAGCGTCATCTGCGCCGGCACTGCCGTCGCCGTGGGGTCCGCTCCCGCCGCCACCGTTGTTGCTGGTTCTGGCATGATTGTTCTCCACAGAAGAACCGTTTGCCGTACAGGCCCGCAAACGCGAAAGGCCGCAAGCGCCAACATGGGCTTACGGCCTGAAAATTACTGTTGACTTTTTATTTTGTCAAGTAAATTTATTCAGAGTGCTTTGCGCGGCAAAGTGCTTTGTCAAGCAAATTAACGATCACTTGCGTTGCACGTCCGCGATGGCGCGTTGGGCGGCGGCGCGGTTGCGCCCCATTTGCGCGCGGATTTCCTTCAGCGTTTGCAGCGCCGCGACCTTCGCTTCCGGCGTCTTTTCGGGATCGTCCAGCAGCGCGCCCTCCATGCGGTGCAGCAGTTCCATGAAGCCCTGCCAGGTCGGGTGCGCGTCCTCCAGGTTGAACGCCTGCAAGTACAGCGCGTTGGGCATGTTGTCGCGGGTGACGACAACGCTGATACGGTCAATGGCGAATATTTTGTCTGTCCATTTCATCAATAGCATCCCCGGCCGGGGCGGCCTCCCAATGCTCTTTGAGGAACATATTTACATGCTACCTTTTCGCTGTACCGCAGGCAGTCAATCGGATCGCCCGTCGCGGCATCGGTGTCCAGCCCCGTGAATATCGTCATCGCAAAGATCAAGTTAACACATTCCTCGGAAATGTAAAGGCGCGGGTGGTTGAAGAAATCCAGCGGCTTCAGGGGATCGAAGCACAGGGCGTCGTTGATCATCTGCAATCCGTCCTGCTTCTCGGATTGCTGCGTGGCGGCCGTCAGGTTGGTCGGCTCAAACGTCAGGCCCACCTCGTCAAAGGTTTCAAACAGGCTTTTGACGCCGCCGCTCTGCAAGTTGTTGACCGCGCTGAAGCGGGCGTCCATGAAGCGTTTGTAAATCTTCTCTTTGGCCGGCCCGTATTCGCTCCAACTTGTGATCCATTCTTCATACCCCATTTTCTCGGGGCGCTCCTGCTGCTGTAGCTTCCAGCCTTCCAACCGGGCGATTTCCTCCTTGTAGCGCGCCGCGCCCCACCCTATCGGGATTTGCGCCGTGCCCTTCTTGCCGTCGAATCGCTTGCCCGCCCCACCCTGCTCGGCCCAGGGGCCAAGGAAACCCAGCCCCGGTATCGCGTAGTTGCCCGGCCATTCGCGGTAGATGAACATGCGGCCGTCGGGCGTATCGCGCCGCCACAGCATGAAGAACGGGCGTGCGCTGCTGGGATCAACGATCTGCCAGTTGGTGCCCTCGCTGGGGATCGCGGACGGCTTGACGACATGAATGTTGCGGTCGAACAGCGGGAAGGCGTTGCTGACCGTCTTGGTCGCATAACCGTAACACACGATCTTGCGGCGGTCGTCCGGCATCTCCATGGCGGTGCGGATGACGTTTTCCGGTATGCCAAAGGGATTGTCGCCGCAGTGGAAATGGACAATCGCCTTGTCGCCGTTGACGCCGGTTTTCAGCACGCGGGGCATCCGGTGGAAATGGCGGCCGGGCGGCTCTTTGCGCCCGCCGTCAAGTATTTCGTCCAGCTCGGGCGGGCGGGACAGCGGGTAGATGGGATTCTCCTTGTTGTCCAACGCCTGCACGACGCTGCTGTATTCCTTCTCCGACAGGCCAAGCTGCATCCAGGGCAGGGGCGGGCCGCCATCCGCCGGCAGCAGGAACGCCGGGGCATCCAAGATGACTTTCGCGCCGTGGTAATAGGTATAGACGGTGGGCGAGTATCCGTTGATCGGCGTGTACGCCAGGATGAAAAATCCGCTCGTGCTCGCCACCCGCACCTCGGCGCGTTCAGCCCACTCGCACTGCATTTCTTCATCGGCCGCAATGGCGTCGGGATTGCCGGACTCCAACGGCGACGGCGGGCCTTGCGAGTAGTTCTTGAAGCTGTGCTCGCTGGCGTTGGGCAGGACGTACTTCGACTTGGTGAAGCCCTCCTTCTGGCCGTAGCTGATGTTCGTCACCGGCTCGATGATTTTGCCGGCGGCCCGCAGTTCCGGCGGCAGGTATTGATACAGGATTTTGTGATGCGTGTTGACGCTGACTTCATTGGTCGTCTGAAAGCTCCACGTCTCGCACTTCGGCTTGGTCCATTGCAGCAGGGCGCACGTCATCATCTCGAAGCACGTCTTGCTGCCGCGGTTGTCGCCCATGACGATCAGGACGCGCACGCGCTGCTTGAAGCCCAGCCGCTCGCGGATGTTGGCGTTCAGGTTCTTGTTCTGCCAGGGCACGTCCAGCAGCCCCCAGCACAGTTGCCAGATGGGCGGGCGGTAGCCGTGGCGCAGCGGGTCTTTGCGCTCGTTGCGCGTGATCTCGTTGCGCTTGGCGTGATAGCGGGCAAAGGCATCTTCCAAGCTGCAATTCCACTGCTTCGCCAGGGTTTGCAGGCCAACATAATTCGGCAGCGGGTAATAGGGTGAGTATTCGGCGCGGGGCGAACCAAGTGGCGCGTAAATGTCGAATTGCATGGCGTCAGGAAATAAACCACGCGGCGGGCCGTTTGTCAACCTGATTTTACTTGACACTTGCGCCAGCGTGCAATGTCCCGCGCCATAATTTCACTTGACATTTGAAAATGCGCGTTGTAAATTTCATGCCCATGCAGGCGACCATGTATTTTGTGGAGGTGTGATATGCCTTGGGGTCCAGACGAATTCCGTAAACGTCACAACAAAAAGCTCTCCGCCGCGCAAGCCAAGCGCGCCGCCCGCATCGCCAACTCCGTGCTGCGCCGCACGGGTGACGATGCCCAGGCCATCCGCGTTGCCAATTCCGCCATCCAGCATTCGGGGTGAACATGGCCCTCACGCTTGCCGAGCTTCAGAAGGTCCAAGAATTGCTCGCGCCCGACCGCGCGCAAATCGTCAAGGACACCACCAGCGTTCAATTTGGCGACCGCGAACTGGTCGTCATGTGGGCGGCCGTCACGCAGGAGGAAAAGGACATCGCGCAGCGGGCGCTCATCGCCTACACCTGGCCGACCAACTTCCCCGCCGATCCCGTCGCCGTCCCCGGCGTGGCGACAGTGGATTCCATCACCATCCGCGGCGGCTTGTTCACCGGACCGTTCTACGGCATTGCGCCGACGCTGGAATATGGCGAACCGCAAGCTGACCAGATGACGAAGTTGCGGACGCACAACCTGCACTGGGCGCTGCGGAAATTCAACCCCAATGTCAGCATCGAGGCCGGCAAAGAAATCACCGCGTTTGAAACCGTCGAGCAGCAGACCGACGAAGACATTGCGGCGCCCGCCACGCTGCCCGCTGCCGCGGAAACCGGGCAAATCCGCAACGTCAGCTACAAACGCGACCCGCGCACCGGCAAGCACACAAATAAAAGCGATAAAAGAACCGCTGCGCCCGTGGCGGGCGCTGCCAAGACGGCGACCACCAATGCCTTCACCGAGCGGCGCGAAGTCACCGACCGGAACGTGGCGCAAGGCGCTGCCCCCTCAACATTGCCGGATGCTTTGTCGCCCGTCACCGGCAAGATCGTAACGGAAACCAGAATCGCCAGCGAGTTTCCCGGCAAGGAGGAAGTGCGCTACTCGGAGGACGCGGCCGTAGCCGTAGCGAGTTCCCACACGGAGGCCAGCACACGCGGGGCCGAGATCATCCTGAGCGCGGAGAACCGCAATGTGGACCCGGCGTCCGCACCACCCACGCTGCCCGACACGCCAGCGGCCGTCATCGGTGCCTACAGCGTGGAGCGCATCGAGAAATCCGAGTATCCTGGCAAAGTTCACAAAACCCTGACGGACAACATCGCCGTCATGCTGGATACCGGCTGGCGTACAACTCCCAACACCTATGGTGGAACAGACCGCATACGGACGGCCATGAATCTCACGGCCGCAGAGGCGTCAGCGGCCATCATCAGCATGCGTTCGCAAGGACAGGAAATTACAGGCTATTATTACGAAATCCACAAGCGATGGATATTGGAAAACAGCCGCGAATATCCGGGCCTGTTCAATTTTCACTGCATGGAGCACGGCGGCGCGCTGAAGCTCATCGCCGTGCTGTCGGAATGGGACTACACCAATAGCGACCTTTTCATCCAAGAGCAATCGTGGCGCAAGTCGAGCGGCAGTTGTTGGAACCGCTATCGTGAAATCATGCAAGGCGTCAAGCAGTGCATGAGTTCCGCCACGGCCTTCAAGTTTTTGCAGGACGCCAAAACGACTTACGGCACGGCCTTGATCCATGCGCCCCCACCGGAGAATCACGGCTGGGGCAAGTGGCGGGCCATTTACCGCGCCTATACGCCGACCTATGACGGGCAATTGGTCAATCGCGGGTGGTCGCCCTGGTATGACGAAAACGGGGCCGTGGCGCACGCATGAAACCGGAAGATACAGAATATGTAGGCGCGGAGGCGCAAGGCGAAATCGAAGCCGCGCAGGCCATGCAGCAGGCGCAGCAGCAGGCGCAATTCGGATCGCGCCTTCCCGCCCTTGATACCGAGATGCCGCAGCCGTTCATTTTCGAGGACCAGCGCAGCAACTATGACCCCGACATGGATGCCCGCGTCAGTCAGCTTGAGGAGCAAATGGCGCTCGTCACTCCACCGGCGGAAGATTGCCCCAAACCGGATGACATGGAGGATTCCGAGGGCGTTCACCATCCCTGGCGCGTCATTACGAAGGTGGTTTCCAGTACGTCCTATTGGGCCATGACGAACGGCGACGCAAACGCCGCACACGCTGGCAGCATCTATAATCCTAAAGGTAAAAGCGATGCGTATATAAATGTGGACAAGGCGTGGACTGTTTATGATCCAACAGCGGGACAATCGGCCTGGCTGGTTGTGTCCGTGGATGTTGCCAGCATGAGTATCACGTCTGCCTCGGTAGTTACCACCGATCCGGGTAACGCTGATCCCTACAATCCTACGACCGCCGTGTTCGTGTGGGAATTATTTACGATTCAGATTGATGGAACAATTAAACAATACCTGACCAGTGACTTGACCTTGGAGGGAAATTTATTCTTCAAGGACACGTCATATCCGGAAGATGTCAAACCGAGCAACGCGGTTGGCACGGACAAATATCCTGCGCGGCGCGATCATCAGCACAAACTGGATTTGACTAAAGCCGGTTCCTGGGACGCCATTCCGACGCCTGCCGACATCATGCCCAGCGGCGGGACACCCGACAACAAATCGGCAGGAGTCGCGGCTTATCCGGCGCGATCAGACCATGTGCACGATCTAGACCTTGCTTCAGCAGGGTTTGACGGCATTTACGCTTCTCGTACAGTGACGGGGCCGCCGACAAGGCCCGATGCTGCCCATTTGAGTTTTCCGCAATATGCCATGGTCTTTACGAAGGGTCTGCTAACATCTGTGACTACTATTGATCCGGTAGTCCTTGAATCGAAACAATGTTGATATGAAAGTTTACCCACCCAGCGTAGCGGTTAACATCGTGACGAAGGACGGCAGCTATTCGCCGGAAATCCTGCAATGGCTGGACCACATGCAGGTTCCGCGCAGCAACATTGAGGCCAAGGTGTTCACCAACCGTGATGTGTCCGTGGGCCACAACGCCACGCTGTATGGCTGCATGGCGCGGGCCAAGGCGGCGGGGCAGGAGTGGTGTTTGTTAATCGAGGGCGACGTGAAGCCCATCATCGGGGAGAGCGACGTGTTGTTTACCGCGCCCTACAATCTTACCTGCGTTAAATGCGCTACACGCAACACCGAGGGAAGCTGGTCGCAGCCTGACGCTTTCCACGCGCAGATGTGGATTGCCCGCGTATCCGATCTGGAGAAGATAGCCCAGCCTGCTTTCCACTGGATCACGACGCCAGATGGCGCAGAGATCACGGGGTGCATCTGCGCATTCTTGGCCATGCAGGCGCGTGAAGTCGGCTTGACGACCGGCCACGTCGGCTGGGCCACGCATGTCCCTTCTCCTTTACTATAGAGGTGCCAAATGAATCCAAACGTCCAATTAAATGAGAATCCCTGGCAGGCCATCAAATTGCCGGGCGGCGGCACGGCGCAATTCAATCCGTCGCCCACCGACGAGAAAGCGCCCGGCATTTACGCGCCCGACGCCGGCGGCAACATACGGCAGACGTGGTCCCCGGGCGGCGGCACAGCGCAATTCAACAAAATGCCACCCGCCGACGCGCTGCCGCCAGGCATCTACGCGCCAGATACTTCAGGTGCTGCTGACTTGCGTCAAACCTGGGCGCCCGGTTCTGGCGTGGATGCCGGCACGGCCGGCGCGCAGGCCCGTATGTACGATTTCACGCACAAGGTTGACCACGCGACCGGCGCGGCCACCACCACCATCAAGGGACAGGTGCCCGCCGACAACGTGGCGGACTTCTCCAAGCACGCGGGCCGGCTGATAGGGCCGGAACCATTGCCCCCCGCGCCGTTCAATACCGCTCCGCTATCCCTGTCGGAAGGCCAGCCGCCGACGTCTGCCATGACGCCCCCCGCGCCGCCCATTACCAATACGCGCCCGGCCGCCACCGGCTCGCTGGTGGGTGGACCCGCCCCGCAACCCGCGCCCTGGGCCACCAAACAGCCGACGTGGGACCAGTTCAATGAACAGCGCCGCATCACAGACCAGCGCAACACCGGCTCGCCCGCGCAGCAGGCCATGAACCAACGCGCCGCGCAACTCACGGCGCAGGGCTTGGAACAGCAGCGGACGGCGCAAGCGAATCAGCGCGCCGCCGACATCGCCAAGGCCCGCGAGCTTGCCAGCACGGGCCAACCGCTGCCAGCGGAATTGGCGCACGTCAGCGAACACTACGACAAGGCCATGGTGAATTATCACAAGGAAACCGACCGGGCGCTACGTTTGGCGCTGGCCGAGCAAGGCGTCGAGCAGAAGCAGATTGATCGCACGTTGCGCGAAACCCTGGCGGGCCGCGCCCAACAGGGCGCCATGGCGCGCGCCCAATACATCGCGGGCGAAGCGGGCACGCGCCAAATGGCCTTGCAGAAGGCGCGTGAGGATTACGCGGACAAGGTGCGGGCCGAGCAGCGCGAGGAACCCATGAAGGACGCAGCC